TCTATAACTGGAGAAAGAATAGCTTCTGGTAGGTTTGGTGGTATGGTAACTGAAAGAGGGTTAACTAGTAAGAAAACTTTCGATGCGATGGGTAACTTTATAAGAATACCTAGCAGATTGTTATTAACTTCTGACGAGTTCTTTAAGCAGTTAGCTTATCGCAGAGCAGCTAGATTAAAAGCTACAATGTCTGGTATACAGCAGGGAATTAAAGACCCTAAGCAGTTGGCTGAGTATGTAAACAAAACATTAGATGGCGTTATTACTGAAGGTGGTCGTATGGCATCTGAAGAGGGACTAGCTAGAGAAGCTGCTGATATAGCTGTAGCTAAGAAACTAGAAGGCGTAGAAAAAGATAAGTTTATATTGAAGTATGTAAAAGAAAACTTCGATAAGAATAAATCAGCGTTAGTGCAATACGCACAAGACGAAGCACAGTACTTAACGTTTACTAGAGAACTACAAGACAAGACACTCGGTAAAGTGTTGCAAGAAGCCACTAATAAATTACCTATGTTGCGTCTTGTATTACCTTTTGTTAGAACTCCTACCAATATCCTTAAATATGCTTTTGAGCGTACGCCTGGTATTGTTGTGTTGCGTGAGGAAAGACAGCGATTGTTTGATGATTTAAAAAGCGGAGACCCAGTAAGAAGATCACAAGCTGCGGGTAAAATAATGACTTCTCTTTCTGTAGGGGGCGTGTTTATTGATACTATATTTAATAATAGAGATTATATAACAGGGGGAGGTCCGAGAGATGAAAAGAAAAAAGCAGCTCTTATGGCTACCGGTTGGAGACCATACAGTATTAAGATTGGAGATACCTACTACAGCTATCAAAGATTAGACCCGATTGCTACTTTACTAGGCGTTGGAGCTGACTTGGTAGAAGTAGGTCTTAATGATCCTAAAGCTTTTGATGAATCAGGGGTAGAGCGTACATTCTTGGCTTTTACATTAAGTATAACAAGAAACGCTACCAATAAATCTTACTTAGCTGGTATACAAAACGTAACGGACGCACTTAGTGACCCTGATAGATACATGGCTAAGTTTGGTCAGAACTTCACATCTTCATTTGTGCCTAATATCATTTCTCAAATGGCAGACTACGATACGCAATCTTTAAGAGAAGTTAGAAACATCGGTGATGCGTTTGCTCGTAAGCTAGGCGTAAGAAGCGGTTTAGATAAAAAACGTAATTTACTTGGTGAAGAATATTTAGCTGAGCAATGGATGGGTACTGGTTTCATTAATCCTATAGCTATGTCTCCTGTTAAAGATGATCCTGTATTAGCTGAAATGGTATCGTTAAATCACGCTTTCAGACAACCTCAACCAAATTTAGGAGGTCAAATTGATATGCTTGCACACGAAAACGAAAGCGGTCAAACAGCGTATGATCGGCAGTTAGAGTTATTACAGTCTGTTAAAGTAAAAGGAGAAACTCTGCGTAGTGCATTAACTCGTTTAGTAAAAAGCAACCAATACCAAAGTTTAGAACCATTATCAGAACCAGGACTGCCTAGCCCTCGTGTGCAAAAAATCAATAGCTTACTTACTCGTTATAGAAAAGAAGCTAAGAGACAGATGCTTACTGAATTTCCAGAACTAGCAAAACAGTATTCAAGGTTCACAGTAGCACAAGCCGGAATAAAAGGTGGTATGCAAAGAGAAGATGTGCTTGAACTCCTAACTCAATAGTTAATAATATATTATCATGGCTAACACCTACGTAGACTACACTGGCAACGGCAGCGAGACCGACTTTAACTTTTCATTTCCGTATATTAAGACATCACACGTTGCTGTGGAAGTCAATGAAGGACAAGGAGCAGGAGGGCTAAACAAGTGGGTACGCAAGACGTTGACCACCGATTACACCGTTCAAACTTCTCCGAATACTTTTGTGCGGTTTACCACGGCTCCCGCTTCCAATGTGAAGGTACGAGTGTTACGAGACAGTGAGGCGAACGAAGGAATCGTAGACTTTGCGAATGGCTCTGTACTTACTGAAACAGAACTTGATAACTCCTACCAACACAACCGCTACCTCGCTCAAGAAGCAGAGGAAGGTATAACAGGTGGTGCTTTAACAAAAAACGCTACATCCGGACAGTTTAACGCTGATGCTTTACGCCTTGAGAACTTAGCTGATCCTGACAGTAACGACGATGCAGTTAACAAAGGATATGCAGACGGTCGTTATGTTGATGTAGCAGGGGATACGATGACGGGGTCACTGACTCTTAACGCTGATCCATCCTCTAACTTACACGCCTCCACGAAACAATATGTAGACAACAACGACGCTCTACAAGTTACTAAGAGTGGTGACACGATGAGCGGAGAGTTGAACATGGGCAGTAATAAAGTTACTAACTTAGCTGACCCGACTGTCGATGCTGACGCTGCTAATAAGAACTATGTAGATGATACAATTACTACATCTCTTGCTACAGGTTCTCCTCCTCCAGGTGTACAACTCGCTACGGCTCAGATACAAGACGACGCTATTACATACGCTAAGCTTCAGAATGTAGCAGCTAACAATGTATTACTTGGTAACGACAACAGTGCGGGTGTTGATGTTCAAGAACTTACAGCAACTGAAGCACGGGCTTTATTAAATGTAGCAGACGGTGCAGAAGTAAACGTACAATCAAATTGGAACGAAGGAGATACTAATAGCGATGCATTTATCCAGAACAAACCTACTATACCAACTAATAATAATCAGCTCACTAATGGTGCTAATTATATTACAGATGCGGATGTAGCGTCTAACTCAGCTGTAGCTGCTAACACTGCGAAGGTATCAAATGCTACACACACCGGAGACGCTACAGGTGCTACTGCTCTTACACTTGCTACTGTTAATAGTAATGTAGGTTCGTTCACTAACGCTAATATTACAGTTAACGCTAAAGGATTAGTAACAGCTGCTAGTACGGGTAGTGGCGGTGCTGTCAATAAGTACAGCACAGGATGGCAAAACTCTATAGACTCTGTAACTGTAGCGAACGGCAGTACTCACACTATTACACATAACTTAGCTACTACAGATGTACTGGTTAATGTTTATGTGAACTCATCAGCATCAGACACGAACGCTCAACAAATACACAGCAATATACACAAAGATGCTGCTCAGTTTGATTGTGGTGCTTTAGTTACTTCTTTGAGTAGTAATTCTTTGGAACTACAATTAGGTGAGAATGGTTATAATGATATTACAAGTTCAGGTGTATTAATAACTACCAGTCTTGCTAGTAAATATCTAAAAGTAGTTGTAATAGGATGATTGAATCCCTATCTAGTTTTCTTAACACCGCTCTTGTCATTGCACTTAGCGTTATCGGGTGGATTATTAAACGCATCATTGAACGATTAGACCTTGGTGATAAACGACTTACAAAGATAGAAGTGGAGTTAGCTGCACAGAGAGAAAGAGATGCTGCTGTTGAAAGTAGAATAGGAAAGGTTGAGACTGCTATCAATGAGATGCACAGTAAGCTCGACCGCATGATGGAAATATTAATGAGGAAATAGATATGCCAAAAGGATTATACGCAAACATAAACAGAAGAAAGAAACTCGGTATTAGCCGTAGTAAAAAGAAGTCAACTATATCGCCAAAGGCTTACGCTAATATGAAGCGTGGGTTCCCGAAGAAGAAGAAGTGAGTGTATCGTTGTCGATAGGCAGAGGCGAGAAGTCTCGTAAAGGAGGGCTGACTGCTAAGGGTAGACGGAAGTACAATCGTGCTACTGGTTCTAAACTTAAAGCCCCTCAACCTGGTGGTGGTCCACGGAAGCGTTCCTTTTGTGCACGGATGTCAGGAGTCAAAGGACCGATGAAAGACAGTAAAGGACGACCAACAAGAAAAGCTTTAGCGTTGCGTAGATGGAAGTGTTGAGATGCTTCGACGAGCAAAACAGACGGTTAATCCGTTATCAGCACAATCACGATCGCTGGCGGTAAGTGCAGCAGGAGAACTAGAGGTTTTAAAGAGTGACTTCGAATCGGATAAAGCGATCAAGGATTCTAAGATAGCTACATTAGAAGCTGACAAAACAACACAAGACGGTAAACTAACAACACTGGAAGCTGATAAAGCAAGTAAAGATACACGCATGAACACCGCTGAAACAAAGATAACAACACTAGAGAACTCTTCTACTGGTATAGTTGACGGTGGTCGCTCTAACTTGAGCCATGTTGAAGCTAATGCGATCAACGGAGGTAGTGCAGTAGTATGACAGTAAGAAGAATATTTTTAAGACGGGACACCGCAGCTAGTTGGTCAAGTAACAATCCGATACTTTCCGAGGGAGAGCCGGGTTTTGATACAACAAATGAAATACTAAAGATCGGTGATGGTGTTACTGCGTGGAACTCTCTATCACAATTCCAAGGACCAGCGGGTGTAGCAGGACAGGACGGACAAGATGGTGCTGATGGTGCTGACGGACAGGACGGTGTACAGATAAGTACCTACACGAAATCCTCCCTACCTCTAGCTGCTACTGCTGGAACAAATGCCTTAGTCACAGACGGTACAATTGGAGGTACTCCTACGATGTCCTACTTTTATAACGGAGTATGGTACAGAACTTTTGATAACTCGGTAATTAGTAATAAGACAATCGATCTATTTATATTAGCGGGTCAATCGAATGCACATGGTTCGGCAGATGTATCTGATCTTACATCAGGACAAGCAACTCAAGACGGCTTATTCTATACCTCTTGGCATGACTCTACAAGCAACGCAGAAACCACACAGAACTATTCTAGTTGGGCGACATCGCTGGTAGCTGGAAGCACACGAGGGGATAGTAATAACTTAGTAAACTCACCCAACTTCGGTCCGGAGCTTGGATTTGTTAGTCGAGCCAACGCAATCAATCTTACCACTCAGCCAATAGGTGTTATTAAATACGCAGTTGGTGCCTCTACCCTTAACGCTGGTACGTCTCTTTCCGACTGGGACACTACAGCTACAGGAAGTCGAGAAGGTGACTGCTATCGTGGATTACTCTCAGCACTATCGGATGCCACTACCAAGTTAACAAACGCTGGATACTCATGGAACTTTAAAGGCATGATATGGTGGCAAGGGGAGAGTGGTACATCTGTTAGTGGATTAAACACTTTTATCGCAGCAGTAAGAACGGTGCTAGGTAATTCCTACGGAGTATCGAACACATCACAGTTCCCTGTTGTAATAACAAAGATTGGATACGGAACAGATTTAACTCCTGTTGCTAGTGCTGATGCTTATGTAGGAATTGTGGATGCTGCGACCTACGGACATAGTGCTTCTCAAAACCATGTAGGTGCTTCATCCGATGGTAGTTCTGATACAACAGGCAACGGAGTAAACGATATGTTTGATATCGGTGAAGCGTTTGCAGATAAGATGCAACTAGCTATATCCGGTTCCACTAACGCAGCCTGGACTCCATCTTCAATCACTACTCGTCTATGGTTAGATATGGACGATCAGACAACTTTTACTTCGTCTGGTGGTAATGTCACAGCGATTGCAGATAAGTCAGGCAACAACTACACATTTAATGCAGCTGGAGGTAGTACGCTTACAGCCGTAAATACGGCACAGAATAATAAGAACATACTTAGGTTTGACGGCAACTCAGATGCGACTTCTTACACAGGTGTAGGGTTTAGTTCAACAGCGGTACATAAATGGTACTTCGTAGTCAAGGTCACAGCGTCTGATAGTCACGATGCTTTGGTTACTGTCACTAAGAGCAATCCCACACTACAGATGATCATGTTTAACATGAGTGGTGCGGGTGTATTCTCAGGTGATTGGTACATGAATCCAGGCACTAGTATGACAGGAAACTCATCGAACTTATTAAACCAATGGGTGATACTGTCTGCTGAGTTTGATATTCCCAACTCCCGTGCAACCTTATCTTTAAATTCCACACCGTATAACACCAATGTGGCTCAGTCAGCTTTATCGACAATGGGTACATCTTCCGTCAGGCTAAACGATTATCAGAACAATGCAGACTCCGATTGGGGAGAAATTGTTTTTACTGAAGATGTTACACAATCAAACTCCGATAAGATCGAAGGTTACTTAGCACACAAGTGGGGACTCACCGCAGACCTACCGTCTGCTCATCCGTATAAAACCCAAGCACCCTAATACATCATGTTAAGTCATAAAGAAGGAAGTAAACTACACGACAAGATAGCAGACGCATACAGAAGTAGTATAGACATAATGGACGACACGGGGGAGTACAACGCTGCACTACTCAACGGTGCTAGACAGTTCCTCAAAGATAACAATGTTACTATGGACAGTGGGTTAGGTACTCCATTAAACGCATTA